GTTATACAAGATGTTACTGGTATCCCTACATTAGGTAATTTAAATGCTGGGTGGATTACAGGAGATATCGAACCTAATTTATTTCAATTTGATGATTTAATAGATGAAGCTACTAAAGCTACAGGATTTGAAATAACATCTTATTTTGGGGATATAATAGATGAGATAATTGATTAATTGTCTTCGTCTGTATCTTTATCTTTTTCTGATAAAGCTGCTTTAACAACTAAAAAAACCATTAATCCAGCAATTAATATAATCGCTAGTGGTATAAGAATTACCCCGCCTATAACAACGAATGCTATAACTAACGCAATAAGACCTGTGTAAAGTATGCTTTTTAAATTAAGCCAGGTATCTTGTGTTTCAGACTCAGATTTTTTAGTTGCTTTCTCATACTTTCGTCTTAATCTCTCTACTATGTCTATAGGGTCGTTATTAGGTTTTTTTCGTTTAGTCATACGAATAGTGAGTTAGGAAGGTTAATATCTTCAGTTTTAGGAATTTTGGCTTCGTCAGATGCCGCTGAGTCTGTTATTGTGTCTTGCTTGATGTCTAGCCCTTCGGTATTTTGGGCTTCTTCTGCCAATTCTTTTGATGCTGCAGCCATGCCTTCAGCAGTTAGATTGTCTATATGAGCTTTCTTAATCACTTGTTCTTTAACTATATTTTCAGTTGTCTCGTCCATCTCAACTTTAGCTTTAGCTTCGCCTTTCTCTTCAGGAGTTAGTCTACGACCTTTCTCCTTTTCTAGATCATGTAGAGCCATTTCTTCTACAGTACGTCGTCTTCCATTCCTACGTCCATATTCCCATTTAGATCTACTAGTAGTAGTAGCTTCTACAGGAACAGGGATTGTATCTCCTGCTTGTTGTTTCTTGAGTGCTTCTCTTACTATAGATTCAATATCTATATCTATTTCTATTTTCATTATTCCTCCATTTCATAGCAATCAAAAGATGAAGTAGCTTCTTTCCACTCTTCATCTTCATCTAATTGTTTTACTCTTTTAAGTAGAGCTTGTTTTATTTCTGATACTGGTATATCTCCCCAATCTTTTTTATTTGAAATAACTTCAAATGCTACATCGAAAGCATAATTGTATTTCATACTTTCTCCTTAAGATTGTGTAGTCCATAATAGGCAATCATTAGAGCATCAGATCTTCCATCAAGTAAGCCCCCCCGTTTACCATGTAGTTCAGCTTGTGGGTACAAGTACTGAGCTATCTTAGCTACTTGTTGTTTAATAGCTTTACCTTTAGCAGTTACACCTACATACTTCTGCCATACTTTAGGAGTAACTGTATTAGGCGGGAGTTCTGTAAATATTTCAGTAATAGCAGTAACTATTCCTAGATTTTTACCAAATGAAAAATTAGATTTAGCTGACATACCATACATAGAATGAATATCTTCTATCCATATTATAATCTTAGCTTGTATTTTAAGATCCCAATCGTACCATTGGCCTCTTCTTTTATCTTGTAACCACTCCCAAATATCAATAATGTTCTTCTTTTTTAAGTCTAATAGAGCAACGCTGTCTGGATTCTCCGAATCCAGTACAGCGATTGCTCCATTAACTCCCGGATCAATGCCTGCAATAAGCATAGTTTGCCTCAGATAAATAGTGAACCCTGCTTATCAGTAGCTGGATTCGCAGGTGCTCCCATAATATCAGCAGCAGAACTACCATTTTTACTTGCAGTAGATACATCAATAACTGTGCCCGTATTCTTTTGAGCCCATTTATCGAATCTAGTTGCAGGTTCTTTTTTTGCAATTTCTTCAGCAGTTTTCCCTTCGGCATTACCAAAGAATTTACATTTGTTTATAGTACGAGATGTGCCAGTTGGTACATACTCACCCTTAGCATTCTTAGCAGTTCTGTCTTCAATAACTTGATGAACTGCTACTTTAATAGGTTTACCTACTAAGCTCATTACTACTGGGCGTTCTGCAGGTACTTCCTTCTTTAATTCAGGATTCCAAACCTTAACAGTTTTTTTCTCTACAGATTCCATACACTTAGGTAAGCTTTCACCTGTAATAGCTACGCACATAGAATTTGCAATTGAATATCCAGGAAGCGGATAGTCTTTACCATCCTTCGTGTAATAAGTTTTATTACCCTTAGCTTTACCGGATTTAACGCAAAAATTCTCTCGAAGTTCTGCGAAATTCCCACTGTTCTTTTCTAAAATAACATTAAACCACATTGCTTCAGATGCAGTTTGATTAAGATATACCATCTTAACAGTTGCATCATATACTCCAGATTCCCATGCAAATCCACCGCCTGTTCCTTCTATAGACTGTGTCTCTACACTTTTTGGTAGTGCCCATTCACTCATAGTTTATTTCCTTTCATATGTTATTGTTAATACTACTCTGATCTTCCACACATTAATTATTCACTTTGTTGCATGGATCTCTGCTTTTCAAGATATTGATCTAGTACTTTTGTAAAGTCTTTAACAGACATTCCTGGTTTTTGTTTTAAAGTTTCTAGAGCAATTTCCTGTACAATTTCAATCCCCATTTCTGTTGCTGCGAATACCATCTTTTGAGATAAAGCGATTCGATTATCTCGTTCATTATCTATAATTTCATCATTGCCGGGATGGCTCATAATTCTCCTTAATTTAGAAGGTATTAATAGGGTAGGTCCGGAATAGTAGTAGCAACACTAGTCACTACTACCATCCAGTCGAGGACCAACATGTTTGCCTCCCCCCCGATGAGAGGGAGGACTAGTAGTTTATAACTCTTCAGTTAGGACAGGTTCTACAAGGGAGGAGACCCTATAAGGCATATAGTTCCTATCCTGCAGTAGATGGATTAACGTGGCTCTAATACTGCTGTACCACCACGTTATTATATCATTTATTTATAGTATTCATGTAATCGATTAATAACGTTTTGTAAATTATTATCGATATAGGTTTCATTTCTAGCCCACATTCCCATAGGGCTACGAATCCTCTCGTTAACTGTTTCTTTAGTTAATCGAGTTTGAAATACATATTTGAATCCGTCATCTTTATTATCTGGGGTAATTTTAAATAGTGGAGATTTAGCAATCTTATCTTCAAGTTTAGCTGTACCCACTTTCTTAGTTGAAATAACACAAGTAAAGAAACTCTCAATACCTTGATTCATCAGAGATCCTTTAACCTTAACCATAGTTTCATTTACCATTTCGGCTTCATTAAGAACATCTGAGGTATGAGCTAAAAATACTACATTCTTGGTAGATTTAGCCACTATCTGAGACATCAGTATTTTCATATATTGTGCGTATTGCCCCCATGCCTGCATTGTATTCGTTGAATTCAGTACCTTAGTACTTTCATACATATCCATTAGATATGTAAGACTATCAATAGCGATAGTATGTACATCTTTCATTTTTTCGGCTTCGGCAAATGCCTGGTATACCTGATCTGGATCAGTAACTGTAAGTTCTTTGAATTTACTTTTGAACGGTAACTTCTTACCATTTTCACAATTCAAATACATAACTCCTTCAGGTTTATTCATATCCAGTAAACTAGCACTTTTACCAGAACTAGATTTACCTGAGACTAATACTAGATGATTGTTATTCATTTTACTCCTCGTTTTTGAAATTCCTTGCTGATTGATTTAATTGTACTATTCCTAAATTGATCTTCAAGTAGTGGTGTTTCCAAGGAATTGTTAAAAGTTTCTAACTTTTCTACTATGTCACCCAATGCCATATTAGCATCTATCATGACCATTCCGTATCGATATAGATGATTAGCTCTATTACCTTTAGTTGTGTGAGCCATGAACCACCTTTCAATATTATCTACTCCAGTAGCGCTGATTTGTGCTTTTGTTTCGTCAGATCGTTTAGTTTCTGGAATAAACATAGTGGCATCAATAGTAGTTCCATGATTATATTCATAGTGTCCTGGATATGATTCCCATTTTCTAGAAATATCTTTAGCAGCTTCGTCTACAGGAAATGGTAACCATTCAAATACATTCTCCATAAATCTAGAATAATCTCTGGTTGTTAATTTAATTCTGTGTGAGATAGGTAAAATAAGTCTAAATCTATTTAGTTCTTCTGTATGTCGTTTAGTAGTAGAAATTAGAAAGGTGTAGTCTTCTAATAGTACTTTGACTATAGATATACTTACGTCTCCATCACAATCTAGAATAAGTAGATCAAATCCTGGGATAACATTCTCACTTTTACGGTGTCCATTAACAAATGCATGAGCAGTATAGTGATACCCATCTGCAGTAGTTAATTTATGTAATTGATCAAATGGAGGTTTTA